TTTGGTTACACGAGTAGTCTTCAATGCTCATCGCAGTGATAAGATTAGCAATAACGACTGGGATAATTACACCAACTGGGACAATCCAAATAGAGCCCCTTGGTCTTCTATTGATGGAAATCCACAAACCAATATGTATTCGTCGGGTCAACAGCAGATAACGTCAGTCTATCCAAGAGATAGTGTAGTAGATTCACTCCTGCTATTTGATGGAAAAGAGCGGTTCGCTACCAAACCCAAAGGCTTCTTCTCGCTTCTTCAAATGTATAAACACTCTACGGGAGATACGCCAGATCTGTTGCCAGGAACCTATATGTATTCCTTTGCTCTCAACAACGATCAGTATCAACCAAGTGGAGCAGCCAATGGAAGTATGTTCAATAAGGTGATCCTTAGATTGACTCTTTTACAGCCGACTCCTCTTGCTGTTTTACCAGGATCAGGTGGAGGATCAACACAAACTGCAGTCTGTGTATTGCGATCAACTGTATTCAACCAGACACCAACAATCATTCCACCTGGAAATATCAATCTATACTCGCCGAATGAAGTGGTTCAACTCATTCAAACAGTGAATAACAACATCCTTTTCACCTACACATACCGAGTTGGAGTCTACGTGGAATCAATCAATTTCCTGCGTATCGTAAGTGGTCTTGCAAATCTTGTATTTGCCAACTAACAATGGTATTGATTAAACAAGCTACCTTTGGCGATGAAACAAGCGCCACTGATATCACTGATACTCTGCAGAGTAAAATCACAAAAGGGTATTTGGATGTTGTCGCAGATTCCAAGTTATTGCCTATGGTTACTTTGACTGCTACAAAGGCTGAACTTACTGATTCTGATAAAGGAGAAGCTCGTAAAAATGCAATTGAACAGTGTGGTGGAAATGCCAACGACCAACAATGCATTGATGAACGAACTGCAAAAATTGAACAATCAATGCTTCAAACAAAATTGGCAGAACAGAATGCAACCGACAAAACAGTAAAAGGACGTAGATTAACAGTCACTGTAGTTGGTGATGATGGAACAGAACAGACACTTCAAATTCCTGACGGACAGGAATTGAAACTCGGCAATCCTCCTCTCTCGTCTAAACTTTCAGGCATAACAATTGCGAGCACACTTGCATTTTTATGGACACCATTACTTCTATTTGTTTGGGTATTCAGTGTTGTAATGACTTATAAAGTCTTCGTCCAAGAGGGTTATCAATTTGCAGGATACTTTGCGACTGCTGTCTCTGTCTTTCTTCCATATTCTGGTTATTTACTAATCCTTGGACTCTATCTTGTCAAGGCCTATATGAATCAAAAATCTGTATCGGTTTAATAATGATTCAACTCACTTGGGTTGTTGCGGGTGTCATAATTGGCATGCTGATTGCGTGTGTTATGGTTCCTCCGCCACGAAATGAAAAGAAGTTGCCGACTCCTCATGACCCTGACACTACCTTTCATACGGATACTGGATGTGTCCATGTGATTTCTACGGAAGTGCCGTGCGGTGAGGAAGCAGATTCGTTAAACGTAATCGCAAGTCTTAATAAGAAGTAATGATTAAGATTACAGAAGCACTCAATCGTGCTGCTCCATTCTTCTCGTTCGTGATAGGACTGGGTATCTCTGTCCTTCTGTTTCATCGTGATTACGCTATTCTTACCACTCTTGCCGTGCCTGCTTCTGAATTTCAGAACAAAGTTGTGAAAGTGGATGGCAAATGCTATCGTTACCGCGTGGAAGATGCTACGTGCGAAAACCTGTCTTCTAATTAAATGGATGATTCAACCTCTCTTGATGCCTTGTTGCCGTCCCCTCAGGGACCACAATCAGCGCCTCCTTTAATGCCTATGCCTTCGGTCCAAGCCCAACCGCGTTCTCAAATGGCTCCAACCTTTAACCCATCGTTACCTGCGATGAAGTTCATCTTCTCAAATACCACTCTTCAACTCTCTTTCTTTTTGGCTGCTGCTATCATCTCGCTTTCTACTGCTCGTAACCTTTTGCTCCAATATGTTCCAAACTCTTATACCTCTGGAGGTGTGGTAAGCTGGACAGGTGCTGCTGTACTTGGTGCTGCTGCGGTTGTCTTGTCACAGGTCATTAACAACTTCCTAAAAGGGTTTATTGCTTAAGTCCTATCTATAAATAATGGGTAGCCTACAACCACCAGCTTGGATACATCCTCGTATTCTCATAGGTTCTGGCGATATGTTGAAACCAGCATTTGTCAATAAATATAAAATAGGTCACATCATCAACTGTGCAGGTGATGGAGCTGCTCCTGATTGGGTAAAGAAATACTTTCGAAATCAATACGTCTGTTTGAATGCCATTGATAGTACCATTGGAGTTGATATTCTTGATTGGTTTCCTAAGTTTTCAGAGGCAATGTTGCGATTTCTGAGAGAAGATGAGGATACGGTATTCGTTCATTGTGTGATGGGTATCAATCGCAGTGCTTATTTATCGGTTGCGTTTGTATGTAAGGCATATGGATGGGATATGAAAAAGGTCATCGCTGATTTGAGAAAACAACGACCTTCAATTTGTCAAAATCCTACCTTTGAAAGTCAAATTTCTGCTTTCATAAAGGAAACTAAATAACAAAAATGGATGTCTTTCGTGTGCGCAAAATTCGTGAAAGTGGTGGAGGAACCACTTCCTCAGGAACTCTGGACTCTCTTCATCAGGAGATGGTGCAGAACATTCGGTCATCTCAGTCCAAGATAGATGAGATAAAAGCAGAAAAGGAAACTCTTCAAGCAGAAATGGCACAACTTGAAGGAATCAATGAAATTGATGCAGTGGTTAAGTATTCGAAGATGGAAAGGCGAATACGAGAGATTGACAAAGAATTGGAAAAGACCAATCCAGTGGAAGACTACTATATGAATAGTATGGACATCTTGATTGATTATTATGGGAAAAAGATGAGCTCTTCTACTCCTTTGTTACCTCCTGGAGTCAATAACAGTTTTATGAAATTTTTTACACAACAAACACCTTCTGCAGCGGATATTGGAATGTCGAAGAAACAGATGTTTGACGAATATACTACTCGTATGAAACTTTCAAACAATGCAGAAGCAGGAACATTGATGACAGAACATTGTGAGGCCTGTAACATTGCTCGTGAAGAAATCACATCCGAAGGTATTCTTGTATGTCCCAAATGTGGGTCCGAAGAATATGCGTTGGTGGTGTCCGACTTTCCATCATTTCGCGATCCTCCAAAGGAGTGGAATAACTATGCTTACAAGAAGATTAACCATCTCAATGAGATTCTCAATCAATTTCAAGCAAAGGAATCCACCATCATTCCAGAAGAGGTGATGAATGAAGTGGTTCTTGAAATTCGCAAACGACGCATCAACAATATCGCAGACCTATCCGAAGAGGATATTCGACAGATTCTTAAAAAACTGGGACGGTCAAAATATTATGAACACCGTGCTCATATTCTGAGTCGATTGAACGGCAATCCTCCGCCAACAATTACGCCGGAAATAGAGGAGAAGATTCGTGCGATGTTTCAGGAAATACAAGCACCATTCTTGCTTTACTGTCCTAACGATCGAACCAATTTTTTGAGTTATTCGTACATTCTCTACAAGTTCTTTGAACTCTTAGAGCTTGACGAGTACAAGGCCTTCTTTCCGTTGTTAAAAAGTAGAGACCGACTTATCGCACATGACCAGATTTGGAAAAAGATTTGTGATTATCTTCAGTGGGAATTCATTCAAAGCGTTTAATGAAAGGTCTTCCACACCAACTTGTGAGTGAAATGGTAGACGACGGCGAAAACAACCGCATGAGTGAGGGCGACAGTTGTCTTAGAACCTCCGGCAGGGAGGGAGAGGAGGACGCCTGGAGTGAGGACATAGAAGAGAATCGCTACGTATAAAGCCATAAACCACATTTTTATTATATCTTCCCGAAAATATCTTCAAATACATGTTTCATCTTGTCATCCAAGTTTCCTAGGAACAAGAATACCGCATACACAAAAATCATCTGCCCTCCAAAGGATTCAAGATACCCTTCAAGACCTGAAGTGACAGGAAGGACGGGAATATAAATATGAACAAAGTAAGTCGTCCAGAACGCAGTAATCGCAATGATGGCTATTTCAAGACCTACATCAACTGCCTGTCTCCAGTTTGGTAACTTCTTCCAGTCTTCATCAAACTTGGCGAATACCTGTGCCATCAAATAGGAGACCGATGCTCCAAGAAACAAATAGAAGATGGCAATACAGAAGAGATTGAGTGTCAGATTTGTAATATGACCCTTGACTGAAGGAATATGGTTCAGTCCAATATTTGGTGTAAGTTTCATTACTTAGAACGTAGGAAATTCTAACAAGCACTGACCATTAGGACTGCGAGTATTGTCAGGACAAGTCACTGTGCTGTTTCCAAAACTTTCGTGGACGGCAGAGAATACCTTGCTAGGACCTCCTTTGTTACCAGGCACACACTTATCAGGACCAGATACACATCCAACACCAGCACAGTAGTATTGAGTCTCAGGACATTGATTCATAGGTGACATTGGACTTGAAACGAAGAAATACAGAACAACAATTGCTACAAGGAGGTAGATTCCCCATGTAGGAACTTTGAATTTGCGAGCCATTATTATTTATACAATTTAAAACTTCTTGCTGACCCAGTTGCGATCCCGACGGTAAGTTCGTGATCGGCTTGGAGTGGTTCGCTTGGTGTAGATGGCAACAGCGTTCAACTTCTTTACAGTAGAAGCCTTTCCGTAGTGATGTACGGCCTTTTCCAACGCAACGTGTCGTTTCTCAGTTGGGTCATTGGCGTGGTAACCAACAATGGATAACGAACCCTTCTTCAAAGGTCCAATTCCCATCATATGCTTCACTGATTGCCAACGACCAGGCGCTCCACTGTCCTTGATACATTTGG